CGTAGTTCTTCAGCCACTCAATGCCTTCCTCTACAGATTTAGGCCCTTTCACGGCTGGCATAATCTTTGGAAAGCCATTCTTCTTCATGTGGCTGATTGTTTCGGGTCGAGCGTTATCAGCAACAATGGGCCACTTTTCTGATTCCGGTATAGTCAGAAACAAGTCTGGCGTGTTTACGATTTCGCAGCCTACCATGTAAGCCTCGTAATCAACGTAAAGCTTTCGGCCTATCAGATGGCAGCGAACCAGAACTGTTGGGTCTGTAGCAAAGCCCCAGTCAGCGCCAAAGCGATGCGTTGCGTCTTCAGGTGCTTCAAACTCCTCGACAGTCCAGTTGCGGAATACTCGCGCTTCGCTGTTGCTAAGATACGAACCAAGCCAAACGTGCTTGTATTTGTCTGGGTCACGGTCTCGATCGTATTCCATTTCCGCTTTAAGAACGTCAGGAAACCAAGGATTGTCGCGGAAGTTTACTTCTTTCACGATTGCACTTGGCGGAAGATTAGGCCCACGAAGCAGTGCGTCAATCGGATCAGTGCTGTTGCGCGGGTTCCATGTGAACCATAGCTCACTGTCTGGCTTACGGATTGTCGGACGCAATAGGTCGAGAGAGCGTTGCGATAAGCTCTGTGCTTCTTCTACCCAAGCACAGTCATACCCTTCGAGCGACTTGATTGAATCACTTGTGTGGTTCTGCATTCCCTGGAAGATGATTAGGCCATCGCCATGCACAGATTTAATCTGTGTCTCCTGCACTTCAAAGTAGGATTGCACGCCCATCTGCTGAATCTTTAGCTCCAGTAGGCGCTTGACTGATTGGCTTAGGGACTTTTGTATTTCACGAACGCAGACAGAGCGGCGCGTCTGATCGATAACGTGCGCCTCAATCATGGCTTCAGCAAAGGCGTGCGACTTGCCGCTTCCTCGCCCACCATGTGCGCCCTTGTAACGGCTGGGCTGCAAGAATGGCTTATACCATCGCGGTGTTTTAATCTTCAGCGTTGTCATCAATCACTTCACGCTGGATGTGTGTAACCAGATTGCCTGTGAGATTCAGCTTGGATGGAGCATCAAGGCCAATCATTGCGTTGATAGCTTTTACAGCGTTCACTTTGTCACTTGGCTTTGCGTCAGAGTCCAATCCCTTGGCTATCGTTGACAGCACATCAAGGCTGTCTGCCATCGTCCAAACAACACGTTCAGCAACGGCTGCTCGTAATTCAGCAACCCTTGTTGAAACGTCAGTATTGCTCATTAGCTTTGATGCGTTAGCTTGGCACGTTTCAGGCTTGGTTGTCGGCTTAACATTAAAGGCGGCTCTGTAAGCGTCTGCCTGTGTTTTACCTGATGCTACTTCGTGAGCGAATCGCTCTTGTTTAGGTGTTAGTGCCATTTGTCTCAGCTTCCATAAAAGGTCTGGTGAAAACCTTTTAGAGCATCTTAGTCACTGTGTCCATAATGTATGAAGTCAACTATCCACTTCGTATCGATTGAAGGCTTTGGCTTCCACTTCAAGAAGCTTTGCAAGATAGTGTTGCGCCTTCATCAAATCTTCAATGCCATTCTTATCACGATAGCGTGCAAGGTACTTTATGCAGTTCCCCTGCAAATATCCTGAGAATGCTTCTTGAGACATCCAGGACTCCATCACTTGCCAGGGCTGAACGCTCTTGGATGCGTAATGGTTTCCACCTATCTGTTGTGAATTAATATTCTCCATCATCTTCCTCCTCGTCGTAATCAAACGGATCATAACCCTTTAGCATTGCATCTACTGCAACCATGATTGGCCCAGTGATACGAACCTTGCCAGCTTCCATCTTGCGAATGGTTGTGCCGCCATTGTCAGGCGATAGGCGGAGAGCGTCCGCCATCTCGTTTACGCTATAGCCCATGTAGGCTCTAGCTAGTTTAAGCTTTGCTGGCGTCATGCTTCTTCCATCTCTGCTATCGCCGCCATCTTCTGCAATGAGTGAACAATGGTGCTGTGATCGCGGTTCATAATTCTTCCAATCTCTGTGGTTGAATAGCCCTTGCCTCTCATCCACACAACGCATTTGCGCCTTACTTCTACCAGTTTTTTAAGTTTGCTTTTGCCTAAAATGTCTTCGGCTGTGTAACCGTATAATTCTGCAATGGCATCAATCTCTGCCAAATTTTTTTCTCTTGGCGTCATTATTTATTCCATTTCCAATTTGCGTAAATCCCCTCTGCGGGTCTACTGACTTCAACCTCAACGCAATTTACAAGTGTCGCAATCTCACGGGCTATATCTTCGCCCCATGCTAAATTTTCTGGTAATTCGCTGTGATCGTATCGAGCAAGCATTGTGTTAAGCGATGCCTGCATAAGCCTTGCATCTAGTCGGTGCTTGTTCCGAAACCATGCTTTTACATACCAAGTGTGACCATGCCACTTCCCCTCAGGGCTTTTGTGTGTTGCTGAAAAATGCCCAGAAACCCCAGTCAGCATCTCACCACAATCCCAACTGCTCTGTCTGTCGAACAGAACTGTCTTTGACTTCGCCTCTTGCTGCACTTCTGTTTCGCTGCAAGTCTCTCCAGATTTTTCCTGTCCAGTTTCCTTGCTCAAGCTTATCTGCGTAAGCAATGCGTCCTGCATATCTTTCTGGGATGGGCCAGAGCTTGTGGTCATACAAATGTCCGTTCTGAGCTAGACTGGTGCTGTCCGCACTGTGAAAAGGAAACTCTCTCGCAACCATTACGCCACGCATCATGTGAATAACGGGCCATTGATTTCCCAAAACACTTGCAACTTCGTCCATACGCCGAAACCATGCCTCGCAACCAACTGTTGAGTCTTTGCCCTGGCCTGTCCATCCCAAACAAACTCGCTCGTATTTGTCGCAAAGACGAAGCAATCGATCTATTGAGTTGTCCATGTGCCAAAGTGGTGCGCCCCATTGACCAAACGGCCAATCGTTTAGCAATCCATCGTTGATTTGAGATGGTGCGCCTGGACTGTCTGGGATTACTGCCCAGCGTCCTATTTGCAATCGCGGCTCCAGCCACTTGTAATATGGTTGCCAATCTCGATCTGCTGCCCATTCCTGACCATTTTTCAAAGCTGATTGCCAAAACGAAAACGCGCCATTGTCGAAACATGATGGCAGGACTGATTGCCTCTACCACCTCCACATCGTCTGGACGATAAAAAGACACACAAAATGCGCGGCCAGCCATCTGCTGCAATGCAGCGCGTGGCGTCATTGGTGTACCATGATATATTGTAGGCTGCGTCATGAGGCTTCCTTGTGGAAAATTCCGTCAATCATTTTGCCCTTGCGGTCTTTGATTTCCTGCCATGCGCCATCAATGCAATCCTCAATGTTCATGCCGTTCTGTGCAGCCATGATGGTTAGCACCACAACCATATCACCAATGGCGTCTGCAAACTCTATGTCGTTCTTTTTAGCGATAGCGTTAGCCAGTTCCCCAGCTTCCTCGATCAGCTTTACGAATTGGCTTTTTAGATCGCTGCCTTTGATTAGGTTGCGATCTTCAGCCCATCCACGAATTAAATCTGCATACAGCATTAGATTGTGTCCTTTTTGATAAAGCGGCCTGTCTTGGAATCGCGCAGTGAAGCGTTGCGTTTCAAGAGCAGCAATTCCGTTGTGTCCCTTGTCCATGCGTTCCGCCACCAAGTGCGGTCAACGTGCGTTTGCCATAGGACAATTAGCGTTGTGGCTTCCAGCGCCAGCAGCGCAATGATTGCGATTTGATATTGGTTCACTTAATCCTCCCTACTTACTGTGTTAATGGCTTAATCGGCATCGACAAAATCATGGTATAGCAATCCCTCTGTAACGATTGCGGCAGCGCAATGTTCTGCGCTTGAAAACTGATCCATGTAAGAAAAGCCCATTGCATCAATGCAAGCATCAAACAGGCGGTTGCTATTGCGGATGTATTCTTGTGGATCGGCGCACGTTTCAAATGGGCCAGCACGAAGCTGCTTAGATAGCAGTCCGTCGATGCGTTCAAATGCGACTAGTGAAATTGTCATGTCAGTCTCCTTGTTGGCGGGAAATATTCCCTTGCTGATGCACCCTCATAATCTTGGCATATTTATATGTAAAGCACTTTTTTCAATTAAATATCATTTTTGCCGTTTTGCGTGCGCGATGGCTTCAAGCGCCCAGGCTTCCGGCGCTCCAGCATACTTACCTTTGGCCCAGTGCTTGCGTATTTCATCCATCGAAAGCTTCCCAGCCTGGTATCGAATCAGGTCGCACATCAGGTTCGTTGCGGCGCTTCCGTCAGTCTTGATCACCGGACTATATATTCCCCATCCACAATGCGAAGGTAACCACGATCTTCAGCAATCCGTAACCAACGCTCTGGCTTGTCTGTCAGATCGACAGGCTCACGGCATCGCAGCGACATAATAAATTCCTCGAACCTTGCTTGCGTGTTATTCAAACATATTCGAAGCGCCTTATCCTTTTTGGTTGTTCGCGGCGTGTAGCTATCCAATATCTGTAAGCACTGGCGCGGCGTCGGGAACCAATCAAGCTCTTTGCAGACGCGCTCAGTCATGTAGCTAAGGGCTTCTTTCGTATATCCGCCAAGAATCCTGGCATAGACTGCTGTCCGCATCTGTCCGCTTTGCTCGTCTGTGTTCTTGCTTGGCAGCGTTGCCTCGATAAACTGAAGCTGCTTAGCAAGCTCTTTGGTTTCGACTGGGATGTTCTCGATAGGCATCGATAACGCAATCGATCGCAACTCATCGCATTCTGCTATTGAAAGCTCAGAACGGCTCATCAGTTCGTCCATCCGCGACGTATCGAAGTGCTGCGGCAAAGCCGTTTTGGTTTCCACGTTGATTAGTTGTCCGATTTGCTGTGCCATTCTTCTTTCCCTCTACCCAATCTGATTTGAATCCCTGCCATCCTCGTTCAATGGCTTCCGTAATTGCGGCCTCCAGCGTCCATCCCGCCTTTGCAGCTTCACGCTCAATGCCTTTTAATGCGGTTTCGGTGAAAGCTGCTTTGCGATGGTTCTTCCAATCCTTCCAAAGTTGGTCACAAAATCCATCAGGCTTGGCAGCGGAAACGCTCCTGCGTTTTGCTGTTAATACGTTAGTATTAACTTCTGTATCTGTATCTGTATCTGTCTCTTGGCCCGTTACTGAAACGTTTCGTTCCCGTTTCATAGCGTTATGCTGCTGTTTTTCCCTGTATCTTTTTACACGGTTTGTGCTGCTATCGCTTTTGTATTGCAGTTCATCCCAGGCAACTGGTGACAGGTTTTCATCCACCAAATTGACCTCTTGCAAGCGCCTTCCAATCTCATCTAATTCACGCAACTGCACGCCTAACTTGACGGCAATTTTACGCGATCTGAGATTATCATTTGGCGTGTCCAGAAGGCCATCAGCCTTTAGGCAGCATAGAGCAACAAAGTGCCAGCGATCCTCGAAAGCCAACAGTCGCAGCTTTTCGTCATCAACTATTCGGTGATATAATCGAAACCATTGTAAGCCACTCATGACGCAAACCCTTGCGCGATGGTTCTTTGGCGTGTATTACTAAACATAGCGATGCCTTTCCACTCTAGGCGTTGTTAGAGCGGGTCGAGTGCCTTTCCCTTTCTCAGGCACTCCCCGCTCGCTCTTACATAACTCAAAACGTACATTTGTAAAAGCATTTTATGGCAGCATTGACAGCTAATACGCTATCAGCGTATTCTGCGCGGATTGGTACCTCCTTACCGAAACGGACTTGGGTGGTGTTTGGATTGGGCTTTCTCGGTCGCACCACCCATTTTTATTTTGTCTCACGAAGATCGTGATTCGGGTACAGCGCCTTAAAGACAGCGCGTCGTAAAGGCCAATCTCTGACAACGACTCCCTTAACATCTTCAGTCACCAGCATACCGTTTTCGACATATTCGAAATCAGATTTGTAACCAACGCGCCTGCCATTGGAATGTTTAAGCTGGCGTCCATTAATGACGAACCAGTATTGCGGGTGAATCATCAGGTCACTTATCTCCCCAGCAGCCTCCAGTGCGTGCAGTTCATTGCAGCGTATAGCCTCCCGTTTGCTGTCATGGGTATGACCAGCATTGCAGTTTGCTTTGACAGCACGATACTTTCCGAAACGCCTCATGCGTTAAGCTTCTGCTCTATCAGGCGATCGAGCGCGTCATTGGCTGCAAGCCATGCGCCTAGCTGCGGTTCAGTGCGTCCACTTTTCCAATTCGACAGCGTGACGCGGGTGATGCCAGCCTCAATCGCTATCTTGCAAGCCCTGATTTTATGCGTCCTGGCATAGCTAAAAAAGTTCGCAATTTCGTTTTGTACCTGGTTCATATTCAACTTTCTTTGGGTTGTGGATAAAAAGGGCTTTTAATCTTCTGAAAATTAGTTACAAGGGGTTTGGCAAATAAAAGGAGATACCGCAATGCCAGTACATAAAAAGCTTAACGAAGCACGAGTTGCTTTCCACGCATTACCGCTGAAAAAGTCCGGCCATAATACGTTTGCTGGATATAAATATTTTGAGCTTTCCGACTTTGTGATTCCAGCCCTTCGCATCTTTAACGATGTCGGATTGTGCGCGGTTATCAGCTTTTCGGAAACCACAGCATCGATGCACATTGTCGATGTTGAAGATGGCTCGATGGTTATTATTCACAGCCCAATGGGATCAGCCAATCTTAAAGGCTGTCACGAGATACAGAATATTGGCGCTTGCGAGACTTACTCCACGCGCTACCTCTGGACAGCAGCCCTTTGCATTGTCGAGCATGACGCACTTGATGCTACCACAGGCAAGAATGAGCCAGCGCCACGCGCTAAGTTTATAAGTCAAGACCAGTTCGCTTTTTTAGCGGAATTAGTGTTCCGCACGGAAACTGACCTAGCCTTGCTTTGCAAGCATTACAAAATCGACGCACTTAATGAATTGCCGGAAAGCCGCTTCGATGCGGTAAAGGCTGCATTAGAAAAGAAGCTAGGTTGACTTAATTATCGGGGTTCATATATATTCGTATATATAAGGAGAATGTATATGGCCCCGCCCAGAATTGACCCAATATCGCGTATTTTATCAAGAATTGACTATCGTGAAGATTGTTGGATTTACAACGGTAGCAAGTCTGGTGATGGATATGGAGTTATCACTATTGGAAGAAAGAGCTTCCGTGTTCATCGCCTTATGTTTGAAGAATATGTTAGGGCTTTGGTAGATAAAGAGATTGTATGTCACACTTGCGATACTCCGCTGTGCTGCAATCCAGATCATTTGTTTGCCGGAAGTCACAGCGACAATGCGATAGATCGAGAAAATAAAGGTCGTGGAAATAGACCGTTTGGAGAAAAGCATGGGAATTCTAAAATTTCAAATGCTCAAAGAAACGAAATCATTGCGCGTCGAAAGCGCGGTGAAACACTTAAATCCATAGCAAGTGATTATGGGATTGCATTTCAGCACGTTGCCGTAGTGTGCAAAAAGGAGAAATTATATGCAGCAGGGAACTAATGAGTGGAGGTTGGCAAGATGCGGAAGTCTTGGGGCCTCACAATTAAGCGATGCCTTGGCGAAAACAAAAAGTGGCTGGGGTGCATCTAGGGAAAATCTTAAAAGCCGAATGGTTATTGAGAGACTAACTGGCTTGCCAGTGGACGGATATGAAAGCCCTGCAATGATTTGGGGAAGGGAAAAGGAAGAAGAAGCCAGAATCGCCTACAGCTTCATGACAGGCCATGATGTGACTGAGGTGGGGCTATATAAGCATCCTACCATTATCGGCACTCACGCCAGCCCTGACGGGCTTGTGGGCGACGATGGCTGCATAGAGATTAAATGCCCAAACTCTGCCACACACATAGAAGTGCTCAAAACTAATCAAATCGCGCACAAATATATACTACAGATGCAATGGCAGATGGCTTGCGCCGATCGTCAATGGTGCGATTTCGTAAGCTTCGATCCAAGGATGCCAGACCATCTAATGCTTTACATTGCGCGAGTGCAGCGCGACAACGATATGCTGGCGACTTTGGAATCAGAGGTTGCCGCATTTCTGGCAGAAGTTGACAAAGACGTAGAAGCATTATCAGAGCTAGGAATCCCATCATGACACAGAACGAAAGAGTTTTTGATCACTTGCTTACTGTTGGGCCAATCCGTCCAATGACAGCATTGAATGACCTTGGCATCTATCGCCTAGCCTCAAGGATTAATGATCTGCGAAAGGCTGGGCATAAGATTAAAACCAAAAAGGTTGAGGTGGTCAATCGCTGGGGCGAATCATCTTACATCGCTGAGTATAGCCTGGAACTTGAAGATGCTGCCTAATCGCATTGCCAAGAGGCAAAAGCGTTCATCGCGCTGGCGCTCACAAGGCCACCTGAATTTCATTCGATCGTTTCATTGCTCGATTAATGGTTGCCAAGATATGCCGATCGAGTGCGCTCACGTTCGCAATGGTAGCGGTGCAGGGATGGGGCAGAAGCCAGATGATTGGCGGGTTGTTCCATTATGCCGTCAACATCATAATCAGCAACACACAGTTGGTGAGCAGACGTTCTGGAAAGGCATTGACGTAGAAGCTTTGATTGAAGCCTTCTGCAAAGCAAGCCCAAAGGCGCGTGAGATTAAAGAGGCTCAAGACAAGTGACGCAAACAGTTTGGCTTCGCGGTGAATATCAAAGACGATTGGCTCACCAGTTGATTGACAAAGCGCCGCAAGACGCAGTTGTTAAGATTAGCCAAGCCAAGCGATCCGATGATCAGAATGCAAAGATGTGGGCCATGCTGTCAGACATTAGTCGAGCAGCACCAGAAGAAAGGCGTCACATACCAGAAGTTTGGAAGTGTATTTTTATGGCAGCATTAGGGCATGAAGTAATGTTCACAATGGGCCTTAACGATCAGCCATTTCCGATAGGGTTCAAAACATCAAAACTAACTAAGCCCCAGATGTCAGACCTGATTGAGTTTATCTATGCGTATGGGGCGCAACACAACGTAAAATGGAGTGAAGAAAATGCAGAATATTATAATATCAGGTAACGTAGGCAAAGACGCAGAGCTTCGCACAGTGCGCGACAGCCAGGTTCTTAGCTTCAACGTAGGCGTCAAGAACGGATTCGGTAAAGATGCTGGCAGCGTTTGGTATCGGTGCAGCTTATGGGGCAAGGCAGCGG